AGCTAGTTCCTGTCCATAGACTTTTTACTTTATAATTTACAAAAACGACTTTCACTTTACTACCATTAGATCATATATATTTAAACATAGGGTATCCTTCGTATCCAGTATTAAAGAAGTTATTTTATAGAGGGAAGAAACTAACAAGAATGCAATTTAGACGAGTAGAATGTTCATTGCACAATCATATGGGGGAACCTACGGCTTACGAGTTTTATCACGTGACGAATGATATAAAGCCCATTATTCGTTGTCCTAATGATTTTAAGAATAAAAAATTGCTAATGGCTAGTGTTTATGCGGAAATAGTAGCAAGATATATCATGAAGGACGGAAAAGTCGCTTTAAGGAAAGAACTGTGTGCTCAGGCATATTTTAGTTATTATATTGAGTTGTTCTCAAATGGATCACAAGTTCTCATTCGCCATCCTACTAAGCATAAAAACAGATTTACTGAGACTAATGTATATCCTTCACCTATGTTTAAAAACATAGTGTTTGCTGCTGCGCAGAATCATATATTTAGATTAGCAGGCATAAAAGGATATAGACCAGGCACGTTGGCACACCGTGCTTATATAGTCTTCTCATTCTATCATTTAGTCTACGAAAAGTACTCACCGTGTATGAATTTTGATGGATCTTTTTTTGGTGAAACCTTTAATAGAGTCGTTTTTTCTACTAACAACATGACTATGTATAAAAAGGTAAAACTGTTACAAGAATATGATACTAATACATGTTATGAAGGTCCTAGATTGGCTGCTGTCCGCAAGTGGATACTTCCATCGTATAATCGTCTCATCGATTGGATGGATATACGTAAGCATTTCGGGACTAAACGGTTTTTCTATACTCCAAAAAATTTAATGATCTTTAATCTGAGTGCTGGAGGAGGCATTGCCCCTCTTCCGAGTGGGGCCGTTACTATAGATGACGTTAAGTATTTTATACATCATTCTGGACTTAAAGCTCTCTTATTTGAGAGTAATCTTCGTGCTTTTCATAAGTTTATGATGTATTTGTATCGAGAAATGTTAGCACCCTATTATGATTTTGAGGTCATACGACAAAAAAGAGAGTATAAAAAATTATTAGGTCTAGCTACGCTCGAAGCATTGGCTAAACTCCCTGAGGGTATGAGAGAGTTTTTTGTTCCATCTATGTTTCATGGTTTCTTGGGGGCCACTTTATTAGGACAGATAAAAAAAGATATGTGCGGTATAATTATTGCTATAGGGATGAATTTTTCTTTTGGAGGTGCTTTTTTTACTGCTAAGCGGCTTAATTATGATCGCGATGATATGATATGGTGCCAAGGTGACATCTATAAACTTGACAAAAATATTCAAAAATTTATTATAGATTTGTTCGTGGGCACAGGCTATTTATATTATGACACTGAGCATATGACTAAACCAGCTCGACGATATATACGTACATTGTTTAAACATTTTATGTATCATATATCTACGAAAATTGTTCTCCATCTTGGCAATTTTGTTAGGATAGAAAATGGGAAAGTATATTCAGGAGGTTTGGAGACCTCTATATTGGATAGCTTTGCTATGGCTTTCCTTTTTTCTATGTATATTGAGAGTGTTATACATAAATATCCCCATTTAGCTCAATATATTCGACAGTGTGTTCATCTATTGCTTATTATTATATTGGTCTATGGAGATGATCATATATGGTGTTTTCCTAAAGTATTGCGAGGAGCTTTGTCTGCTCATGGTTTCGCCATTTTCTTAGCAGATTTCTTTGAAATGAAACTGCGAGATTATCAAGAATTTGATTTTTTTTTGTCTGTTATAGATAGGAATTATCAAGTTGTCAAACGAGGCCCTACTTTTTTACAACGACTTTTCATAGAATGTGATGATCCAGAATTGCCTCCAGTCATAGCTTTCAAAGAGACTCGAAAAATATTAGTCAGTATGGCTATGAAAGAATACGATGCAGATGCAGGCTTAGATATAGACCCTATAGAGATTCTGTTATCGTGTATCGGAATGGCATATGATTGTCAGATGAATTATGATGCTTATGAAGTCATTCAAGATATATTCGATCGCACGCTTTATGGACTAGGACTAGTCTCTCCTGAAAAAATGTTGGAAGAATTTATTAGAGACCCTACAAATCGATTAAAAATAAACAAATTGATGCGAAGAGCGGGCGAGACTGATCTAACAGTATTATCAAGTTTTCCTACTAAAAGAAATCTACGAGCGCGAAATATAGTGGATTTAGAGAAATGCTTGTTTGGACAGCGCAAAATGCTCGAAGAAATCGATTTCAACGATTTTATAGTAGATATGGATTTTTAAAATATTTTAATAAAAAAAAAAAAAAAAAAAAAAAAAACCAAAAAAAAAAAAAAAAAAAAAAAAACAAAA